GGCTGGTCGCCGACCAGATCGTCGATCCGGCCATAGATGCGCTGCATCGAGCGGGAAAACTCCTTGCGCGCGGTCATGATGGCATCGGCGACATCGGGTGCCAGATCGCCGGCCGCCTTGCGTTCCTTCACCAGCACCTTGATCTGAGCGAGTTGGCGCTCAAGCGTGTTCTCGGCGGAGTCTCTAGCGGCATCGGCGGCGGTCTGCAAGCCCTTGGTGTAAAGCTGAACGTTGGTCCCGAGTTCCTTGCCGAGATCGGCCGTCGAGAGTGCCGCGGACGGGTTCAGGATTTCCGCCATCGCCGCCGGGATTTCATGATCCTCGAACCCGGCGCTTTTCAGCAACGCGTGCATCTCCTGCTCGATGTAGCTGAGATTCTTGGTCTCGATCATCGAACCAGCGAGCTTTTCGCCGAGCGCCTGATGGAACTGGGTCACCCGCATGTCGGGCAATGCCGAGCGGATCGGCGGCGCGGCGCCTCCCTCGGTCGTGATGGCGGAAAGACGGCGAGTTTCGGGCGTGGTGCCGGAAGCCTTGGCCGGCACGGCACCCGCCGTCATTCGCCCGACCGCGCGGGAGATTGCCTGCCCGCCGAGTTCGGACCCGCCCATCTCCAAGCCGGCACGGCCGACCGCCGCCGCCTCCTCGCCGGGCGTCTTGCTCGAGACGCCGCGCAGGCGCTTCGATGTTTCGATCGTTTCCTTGCCCAGCGCGCCGCCGATCGCGGCCCCGCCCGCGGCGCCCGGAGGCCCGCCGAGGCCACCGCCGAGCACGGCGCCGCCCGTTGCGCCAGCAAACACCGGCCCTTCGGCGACGACATCGGCGCTGAACCGCGCCATGAAGCCGCCGCCGCCCGGCGCCACCTTCTTGCCGCCCTTGATGACGTAGAAGATGCCGTTGGGATCCTGCTGGACGTTGGCCTTGCCGTAGCGCTGATCGAGATAAAGCCGCTTCTCCTTCTCGTTGTCGGCTTGATCGAGCGCCACCTTGTCGACCCAATCGGTGCCGCTGTCGTAATCGACATCGGGCAGCGGGCCATGCTCGGGGCCGAGCAGTTTGCGGACGGACTCGCCGAACTTGAGTTCCGGCTTGGTCATCGTCACGCTTTCGCCGGTCTTGGTGTCGGTGATGATGACGCGGTTCGGATTGCGCGGATCGGGCGCGATCTCCTTGCCGTCGTCGGTCTTCTGCTTCACCAGCCCGCGGCGTTGCGCCTCTTCGTAGGCGGCTTTTTTCTCTGGCGACAAAATGCCGCGGCGGTAAGCCTCAGCCAGCAATTCATCTTTGCCGAATTGGGGCTGCACCCCGGAGTCGCCGGCCTTTCCGCCCTCATCGCCTTTCTTCGTATCCTTGGTGCCTCGCCTCGCCGCGATCTCGCGCAAGTCGGTGGCTTGCGCCTGCGCTTCGGCGGGCGAGATCATGAATGAGCCGGGATTGGCCTCGACAACGGAGCGGCGCGCGCTCAGCAGATCCTCAGCCGTGGAGAGATCGGCCATTCACAGCCCCAATTGTTTTCGGAGTTCGTCGTCCGTCAGATTTTGCACGCCCTCGCCTTCGGTCGGCAGATCGTTTTTTGCGCCTTGGATCAGGCTTTTGACGGCCGAGATCGCCGCCTTCGCGTCTTGAGCGCTGGTGAAGCTCTCCAATCCCGGCAATGCCTTTTGGATTTGTAGGGCGCGCTCCCGGCTGAGATATTTGCTGGTCGAGATCGCGAGATTGGCCTCGGTGCGGAAATTGATCATATCCGTCTCAAATTTTTGAAAAGCCGGATCGGTTTTGGCCCATGGGTTGGCCACACCCTTTAGTGTTTCCCAGGTGCCAAGCACTTTGCCTCTTGTCCCCGCCACTTCGGGATTGGCTTCGATCTGAGCGAGAAGATCGTCGGCCTGCTTGGTCAGCGTATCGATCTGCTTCGTCGCCTGCGCGGCCTTGGCTTCCGAACTCGTCTGCGGATGAATGATCGCCTGCACTTCCTTGAGCGCCTGCTGATCGGCTTTGTCCTTGGGCACGCCCTGCTGTTGCAACGAGGCGGAGCGATTTTGAACGATGCCCGCCTCCATCTGCGCCAAGGTCTCGGGATGCTGCTGGAAGACGCCCTGCAACTGCTGCATTTTGCCTTGCGGCGTCGCGTTCTGAAATTCCGGCGAGCCGCGCAACTGATCGATGGCGTCCTTGAGCGCCTTTTGCTTCTCGATATCGCCCATGCTCTTTTGCAGATCGTTCGTCAGCCGCTTCTGCTCATTGATGATCTTCTCGGCATCGGCGACGGTGCTGACATTCGCCATGAGCTGGTTTTCGAAGGCGTGCCCCTGCGCCTGGAGGTTCGCGATGATGGCGCGATCGTCGCCCTGATACTTCTCGATCGCGGCGCGATAGGCGTTCTGCTCGAACTCGGCGAGTTTGATCGCGTTCGAGGTGTTCGCCTTCCAGACATCGAATTGTTGCTGCGCCGCGGCCATGTCCTGTGCCCGGTAGGCGGTCATGACGCCGGTCGCGGCATTGAGCGAGTTCTTGAGCGGCTGCCGGGTGATCAGCCCGCCGAGCACGGCGAGCAGACCGGCCGACGAGCCGAAGGCTTGCAGCGGGCTACGCGCCTGCGTCGTGGGCGGCGGCGGGATGTCGAGTTTCGGCGGCACAAGGGCGTCTTCCTTGGCGCGGTTTGCCGCCAATTGTTGCTCGCTCTCGGTGACCAGATTGTCGATCTTGCCCGACGTGGCCTTGCCGGCGGACATGATCGATGACGCCGCGGAGCCGGCATCGAGCGGAGAGGACGTGTCGGGCGTCAGGGCGTCGGGCATGTCATGCCACCTTCAGGTTGGGGATACCACCCGCGGCGGCAATCGCGAAGCCGGAGATCGCGGAGCCCAGCGCATTGTCCTGCTGGATCGCGAAATTCATCAACTCTCCATAGAGCTGTGACGAGAGGTTCGTTTCCTGCACGCCGGTCTGCAACAGATTGGTGGCGATCGTGGCCCCCTGCGAGGCGATACGGGCATCGACATTGGCCAAATCCTGCTGTTCCGCCGACGATCCGCTCATGCCGCGGGCGGCGTATTCGCTGCGGATCGTCGCCTTGGCGTCATTGCCGGCCGTCGTGAGCGATTGCTGTACCCCCGCCGGTAGCGTCCCCGAGGTCAGGAACGACTGAAGCTGGTTGCCCTGGAAAGCAAGTTGGTTGGCCTGCGCCTGAATTTGCGGCTGGTTCGGTGCCGGCTTGTTGGCATTAAGAGCTTCGAAACCGAGTCCGGCGGCACCGATCAGCGCGCCGGGGCTGGTCAGCTTGCTGAGGAAGCCGCCGCCGCCTGCTGCCGGTGCCGCAGTTGCACCTCCGCCGCCGCCCGCACCAGCCCCGCCGCCGGTATCGCCGCCGAGCGCGTTGCTGACGAGCGCTCCGGTTGCGGGCGCATAGGGAGTAGCGCCGGGAGTCCCGCCCGCAGTTTCCCCGGCCACCTGAGCACTGAACGAAGGCGTCAACGAAACGCTGCCGAGGCCACTGGACGTAGCCCCAGGCGCTCCCGTGGTGCCCAGCGGCACCGATCCCGTAGGTGGCGAGGCACCCGGCGCGGTCACTACCGGCGCACCGCCGCCACCCGACAGCACGCTCGCGGTATCGCCGGAGAGGATGTCGGGCGACGTGATCGGCACCGAGGCCGGTGCTGGGGCCGTGCCACCACCGGGACCGCCCCCACCGCCCGCTGCGGCTGCGCCTGGCGTGCTGCCCGATGGCGTCGTGCCCGATGACAGGGCGGAGCTGAGGGCGCCACCGGCAGCACCTTCCAGCGCGCCAGTAAGCGGCTTGCCGCCCGTGACGGCGCTCCCCAATGCGCCGCCGGCAGCGCCGCCGAGCACCGTCCCAGCCGTCGAGCCGATGCCGGCTTCGGTGCCCAAAATTCCACCGGCGCCACCCAGGCCGCCCGAGATCGCGCCAAAAATCGTGCCTTTGAGAGGATCGCCACCCGTCAACCCTGATAACGTCGCGCCGCCGGCAGCGCCGAGCAGAGCCGGCGCAGCAATTTCCGCAGCGGTTTCTCCGACAACGCTCACGAGCGCGGCGGTTATCGTTTCGGTGATGCCGAAGGAGCAGAACCGGCGAGCCTCGAAGTCCTTGAACAGGCGTTCGTTCAACATGGCAGGCTCACCTCGATGTCGCCGTTGATCAGTTTCATCAGCCCGATATCGAAGGCGAAGGTCGGCGGCTCGAGCGCGACCAGCGAAATCGGCTTGTGCCGGGACACGATAGCCCAGCGGTTATACCATTGCAGCGCCTTCATCGGGTGGCCGTTCGCCGCCATCTCGTAGGCGACGCCGAGATAGCGATTGTGGTTCTCGTCGTTGGCATGCGGCGTCGCGGTGATCCCGAGACGCTTTGCTTCCTCGTGCATACGCTGGTGCAACATCTCGCCGATCTCGACGAGGTAGGGCGCGGTTCTCGCCCAGTCCTGAATGCGGAACGAGTAGATGTGCGCGTCAACGATCTCGCCCAGCCATTTGCATTCCGCCGGCCGGGTAAACTCGTGAGTCATGCCTTGCTGGATCGCCGCCGCTTTGGCCGCGATATGGCCATCCGGCACGCGGGTGATGATGTCGAAGCAATCGGTGCGGGTGAACATGTGATGGACGCACGCCGCCGTCATCGCCTTCGTCCATTTTCCGCGGCCCTCGGGCAAGACCTGCGTATGGACTTCATACATGCCGGGCTGCACCCAAAAGAACATGCAACCCCCGAACTCGCCCATCAGCAGCACGTTCAGCTTGTTCTCGACGGCCGGAGTGATGTCGATGACGCCCTCATTGGCCGACGCCACGTAAGGCCGCACCTTCGGATGGTTCAACACCTGATTGATGAATGCCGCGTCGGTCTGCCGCTGGATCATCACCCGTCCTAAATCCGGAGCTTCGCTCCCGCCGCTTGGTGCTCGAGATAGTTCGACCATATCCACGCCTGCAATTGCCGCTCGTCTTTGAGATCGACGCCCTGCAAGTCTACGCTCTGCAACCCCAACGCGCCATCCATGTCGAGATGAGTCTGCTGGTGCCGCAATAGCCAGCCGCCGACATCCTCTTCCGGCAGCGGGTAGAGCACGTAAATCGTGAGATTGACGCCCTGCTTGGCGATGGCCTGTTGGATCTCCTGATGATGCTCGGCGTGATGCCAGCCCCATCTGAGCCATTCCTCGGGCGTCTTCGGGATGTTGAGCAGCGCCGCGATCATTCCCCGCTCCGGTTCCCCCTCGCCCACGGCCCCCGCTTCTGTGCCTCGGGCATCGTGTATTTGCTTTCCTGATTGTAGCCGGGATGATCGCCGGCCCGCGCCGTGCCGTTGGCCGTCTGCGCCTCAAATCCGGTGACGTTCTCACCGGCGCCGATCATGCCCTCGAAATCGAGCTTTCGTGCCCGCGCGGGCCCGCTGACGGGCACGCCGGGATTTCCCTTCGTGTTCCCGTCCGGTCGCGGCTCGAACCCCGGCATCGGCATCAGCGATACCGTCTCCTCTTTGCGTGTCTTCTTGGCCATGACTGCTACCTCACTGGTAAGCCGAGATATCCGAATAGGACAATATCAGATTTGCGAGCGCGAAGTCGGGCGATGTGGTGGTGAGCGTCGCACCGATATTGAGGAAGGGCACGCCTCCAGTTCCCGTGCCGAACACTGGCCAATACGGCGGCGGTGCTTGGAACGACGGAGAGACGAACAGCGGCGACAACGTGGTCGATGGCACCGAGGGCAACGACGGATTGACCGGTTGCACCGCCATGCCGGAAACATCGAAGCTCACCGAGCAATTGATGCCCGACAGACCCACCGATTTGTCCTGCCCCTGCATATAGAAGCCGAGCAAGTCCTTGAACAGGAAGTCGGTAGCGAGCCCATAGGATTTGGTCTGCAACGTCTTCTTCAGCGTTGCGCTCGGCTGCGCGAAAAGCTGATAGATGTGCGTGCCGTCGGTGCCCCACGCCATCAGGTTCGATGCGATTTCCTGCGTCGCGATATAGGTCAGGCTGGTCGATTGCGAGAGAATGCTCCACGTCTGCTCGTTCCAGCCCAGCATGACGTTCCGCGGCGAGCCGGTCTGCGGGTCGGTGATCGTCATCAGAAGCAGATAGTGCTTGATGTTGAAGATCGAGGCGGTTGCCGATGAAGGCGTCAGCGCGCCGGGCGACGGCGGCAGGATGGCATGAAGGAAAATATCATCCATGTCTTTCGACACTTTGACCGCACGGCCGCCGTAAACGCCGAAGACGCCCAGCGTGTTGGCGAACAGGATCGTGGTGCTGAAGTCCTGCACGCTATCTCGCCAAGTGGCGCCGATCTGCGGGTCGACGTTCTGAAAGTTGAAGGTCGTCGTGACCGGAGATCCCGAGGTGTTGACATTCGAAATGACATCGATCGACGAGTCGCCCATCGGATAGAGATAGCCGTTGGACTGCCGGATATTGACGAAATTGGCGCGCAGGAAGCGATCGGTCGATGTGAACAGCAGGCCACCATCGGAGGTCGCGAAGTCGGTCAAACTTTCCGGTGCACTCACTAGAAAGACGCCGCCATTCTGTTGCGGACCCTGATGATTGGGGAAGGGCAGCCACACCCGTTGCAGGAACGTCTCGATCGACGTGCCGCTGACGCCGAACGGCATCAATTCCGCCATTGCCGTCGCGGCGTTGTTAACGCCGGACTGCACTTCGACCGCCGGTGCGGAGGTATATCCGCTGCCGCCGTTGGTCACGCTCACCGTAGTGATGACGCCTGCCGCGACGTTGCAAACCGCAGTGGCACCGCTGCCGCCGCCGCCCACGAACGTAATGGTCGGCGTCGTGTTATAGCCGGTTCCGCCATTGACGACGGTCACCGACGCGACCGTGCCGGGATTGAGGATGGCTTGCGCGGTTGCGCCGCTGCCTCCTCCGGACGGGAAGCTGATCGTCGGCGCCGAGGTATAGCCGCTGCCGCCTGAGGTCAGATTGATGCTGACGACGGAAAGGCTCGAATCGACGGTATAGGTGCCCGCTGCACCGCTACCGCCGCCACCCGTGATGCCGAGCGCGTAAGTGCCGGCGGTGAAGCCGCTGCCGCCGCCGAGCAACGTGATGTGCCCGATGGTGCCGGTCGCCAGAACCGCCGTCAGGATTGCGCCGGTGTCGCTGCCGCCGCCGGTGAAGTGGAATTGAACGGTGTCGCCGGGCAAATAGTTAGAGCCGGGATTGGTGATGTTGACCGCGACCACCGCACCGTCGGCGACGATCGCGGTTGCAGTGATGCCGCTGCCGCTGCCGCCAAACGCAGTTACAGTCGGCGCCGATGAGTAGCCGTTGCCGCCGCTGGTGATGTCGACGGTCGGCCCGATCGAGCCGGCGCTGTAAAGAATGGTGCCGTCCCAAATCCAGTAGGAATTGGGCGTGATGTTGTTGGCGATGATGACGTATTGCGACCCCCATTGGACACAGGCCGGGATCGGACTGCCGACGGTGTAGAACGTGCTCGCCGTCGATGAGATCGTCGTCGTCGCGTTGATCTCGATGTCGTACTGGACCGCCGTGCCATCGGTGTAAAAAACCACGATCCGGTCGACATCGGAGCCGATATTGAAGAAGAACATCGAGAGGATGGTTTTGCTGTCGGCCGCCGTGAACACCGCCGGGCCGATATCCCAGGCCGTCCTGAGATTGCCGTCGCCGACGCGGATGAAGTTTTCGATAAGCGAGAATTGCTTGTCGTCGATCGCCGGTCGTGACGCCGACGTGTTCATCCCGGCGAACGGAAACGGGCTATAGAATTTCGTGCCGGCGACGAAGCCTAGCTGTTCCTGCGCCTTGGCGCTGAGTTGGGCGATCTGCTGCGGCTGGTCGACCATTAGGACCGTGCCTTGTCACGCTGCTCCATCGCCTGCGCCACTTGTCCGATGCGGCCGGTGACGGCACGGGCATGCGCCTCGCCATGCTTCAGAGAATTGTCGTCGCCGAGTCCGAGCTGCACCAGCGTCCGCAATATCCGTTCCATCGTCGCCGTCTCGACGGTGGTCGTGACGCGGCCACGGTCCAAGTCCATGAGCATCTGCTTCGCGAGCAGGACGGTGCTGGCGGTCTGATTGATCATCGCCGGAAGACCTGCGGGTAGTAGTTCCCGGTCTTACCGCTATCGCGCGCATAGCTGCCGACGCCCAGCGCGTTGAGGAACATGTCGAAATGCACCCGAGCATCCATCGGCCGCTGCTTTGTCATGAAGCCCATGCCGGCGGCGAAGAATTTGACCGCGTTCTGAAAGCCGGTCGGGATGGCGTCGAAATCGCTGTCGGTGTTCAAGTCCGCTGGCACGCAAAACGTCAGCCACTCCATCTCAAGGCCCTGCATCGGCACCGGGAACATCCAGACTTCGCCGGCCTCGCCGTCATTGAACGTCGACCACGCCGCCGGAAACGACTCCGTGAGCACGGAATACGCCCGGCAATAGGCTTGAAACGTGTCCCACGGCATCCATACCAGCGACGGCCGCGGCGTCCCGCCATAGCTCACGGACACGCTGATGGTGTCGCTGATGCCGCGCAAACCGGCGTACTGCGCCGTGAGATAGCTGTTCGCGAAGCCGATATAGGGGTAGCGCTCGACCCCGACGATCGTCGTGAAGCTGTTCTGTGTCGCGTTGGCGTTGAGATTGGCGTTGGGCTGCGCCCCTGGCAGTGCGCCGGGCTGCGACGCGCCGGGGATGAACGAGCCCGGCTGCGCGCTGGCGCCGAATGCCGACTGCCCCATGATGACGCGCTGGATGCAGCCGGTGAGCCGCGCCGTCTCGCGGCGGCCCAAATTTATCCATCGAGTAAGGGTCGAGACGCTGGTGAACAGTGCCGACTGATCGTGCAGTAGTGCCTGCGCGTCTTGGATATAGAACTGGAGACCCATCAAGGCCCTCTCGGATCAGAGGGCTCGCGGGACGCGTATCTCCGCGCGCCCCGCGTCTATCAGGTGGTCAGGACGATCGACACGTCGTTCTGTCCGCCGACCGTCATCGTCAAGCTCGCGGCGGTCGCGGGCGGCGTGTTGTAGTAGCTGATCCACGACGGGACACCCGGATAGGAGCCGCCATCGTTGACGGTCAGGCCCGAGGTCGTCAGCGCCGAACCCGTCAGTAGCGAGACGATCTGACCGGCGCGGCCATGGACGAGGTTCTGCTCGATCGTCGGGTTCAAGTACGCCGCCGTCGAGGTCGTGAAGCCGCCGAAGGCCGAGATCAGCACCGAGCCGGCATAGCCCGCACCCGACGAGTTCGAGACGAAGCTGAAGCCAGTCAGCGCGAAGTTCGGGATGAGGACCGCGGTTCCCTGCGAGGACGAGCCGCCGCCGCTCATGGTGACGGTCGGCAGCGAGGTCACGGGGTTGCCGTGGTCGACGCAGAGCAGCGCCGCCAGCGTGCCGGCGCCGGTCAGGGTCGTGAACGCCGCGGCGCCGGAGCCGATGCCGACACCGTTCAACCCTTCGCGCGGGTCGTTGATGAAGGTCACGGTCGGCGCGGTCACATAGCCGGCGCCCTGGTCGCCCACGGTGACGCTCGACACCACACCCGAGGTCAGTGTCGCATACCCGGTCGCCTGGACACCCGGCGACGGCGGCGCCGAGAAGATGACCATCGGCGGGTAGGTGTAGTTCGTGCCGCCGTTGGTGACCGTCACGGTGGTATTGACGAGTCCACCGATGATCGGCTTGAAGATCGCGCCGCCGGCGCTGACGGTCGCGATCGGCGTCGAGGTATAGCCCGAGCCTGCAGTGACGACGCGCGCACCGACCACGCAACCGCTCTGGTTGGCGAGGCGATAGTTGTTGGAATCGGAGTAGAAGAAGTCGATGCCACCCGAACTCGGCCCGCCGCCGACGGTGCGCCACGTCGTCGTGATCGGGTCGTATTCCTGAATGACGGTATACTTGCCGGTGCGGCAGTTGTACCAGCCCGAAGGCGTAAGCGGCCAAACCTGCCCGGCCTGAAGCTCGACGACGTTGGAGGCAAGCCCCTTGAGGGAGGGATTGACGCCTGGACCGCTGAAAAGCATCGCTTCTTCTCCTTAGATCACGGCCGGCACGGTGCCAGGCACGTTCGGCCAAGCCACGCCGGTAATTCCGGTGATGTGCGCGCCCGATGACGGCTTCGCGCAGACGAGATCGGCGCACGAGATCAGCACACCGATGTCGGAAATCTGGCCGACCGGGATCTGCGACTCGAAGCCGCTGAACGTCATCGGCGCGTATTCCGACATGTAGAGCGCGAGGTAGCGTGAATTGATGATGTACATCTCGCCGACCGGGCAGAATGGGTCGGGGAAGATCGGCGTGTCGACGACGCGGATCGCGCGGAAGCCGGCGTTGACGACATCATCCTTGTCGTAGATCGAGCGCGGGCGCGTCGTGAACATCTCGAGGTTCATGAAGTCGCCCATCAGCACGGCCCAGTTCGCGGGGTTCATCACCGCGAAGTCGCCGGCCTCGCCGCCGGCACCGGACATGACACGCGTCATGAGCTGCGCCATGCCGACACGGCTTGTCGGCCCGTTGCCGGCGGACTGGATCAGTTGCCCGTTCCACCACGTATTGCCGGCGCGTGCGATGCCGCCATAGGTCGGCGAGTTGGTGCCGTCGTCATAGGCGTTCGCCAGCGAATCCCACGCCGACGGATTGCCGGTGTTGTTGGTGTAAAGCGCCTGCGCGTAAGCCTGCTTGATGACCACGGCGGCGTCCGACATCACGGCCCGCAGCTTCGGGATCACCACCTCGCTCGACTGCAAGATCGCTTCCATCCCGAAGAAGCCGATCGGCACCATGCCGAGTTTGAGGTTGAACTGCGCGTTCTGGATCGCCGCGGCGTCCGTCGGCATCGGGAAGTCGCCCGCGAAGCTGCCCCAATTGAACTGGACGAACGACTGGCCCTGCGCCGGGATGGTCACCTGGCTGATGCCGCCGCGCGCCGTCTGCGCGTTGGACATCACCAAGCTCAGCAATGGGTGTGCTTGGTAGATTTGGACGAAAACGGACGGTATAAACGCCCTTCTAGTTAGGGCCGCCAACTGTGCGCCCAGCGCGCCGCCGGGGACGAGGCCGGAGCCGGTGATGGGCGGGACGACTGTCGTTGGGAACGCCATTGCCTAAGTCTCCTCTGCCGCGGGCTCAGGCCGCGTTGCCGAAGGTTTCCTTCACGTAACCATCGGGGTCGGCGACGAAAGCGCGGAGCTCGTCGTCCATGTAGCCGAGCGGATTGCGGTGAAGCTTCTCGAATTTCTCGTCGTGCTCCTGCGAGCCGAACAGGTTCATGCTCTGCGGCAACCATGACGGGCCGGTGGTCGGCTTCGGCGCCGGCATCTGCGAGACGATGAGCGCGGCCGTCGATTCGACATCGGTGAAGTTGCCGGTCTCCTTCATCCGGGCGAGCACCTTGGCCACGCCTTCGTCGGTGAGGTTGAACTTGGCGCGGGCGTCGGCGAGCTTCTTTTCGAAGCTGCTGGCTGCGGCTTTGTCGGCCTCGTCCTTGGCGCGCTTCTCGGCGTCCTCGACGAGCTTCTTGTTCGCGGCCCGGAGTTCGTCGAGCTCGGCGCGGATCGGCGCGATGACCGGCGCCACTTGCTCGTCGGGCAGCGTGATGTCGGGGAAGGTGGCCTTCGCGGCGGCGCGGACCTTGGCGCCGATGTCGGGATCGCCCCAAATCTTGTCGAGCAGTTCCTTGGCGCGGATCTGGGCCTGTGTCGCGGGCTGCGGAGTGTCGGCCATGATCAGCCCTTATTCCCCTGAGAGCCGCCGACGTGATCGAGGCCCATGCCCTTGCTGCCGGCCTGCTTCGGCTTGCCGGACGGACGGCCGCCGATCTCGAGTTCGGCGAAGTCGCCTTCGTTGACGTACTTCATCGTGTTGTTGTCCTGCATGACATCGTTCACGTAGGCTTTCGGCGTGCGGCCTGTGCTCATGACGGTCTCCTGTTACGCGGCGAGTTGAGGCGGCGGCGCGGCGCCCGCAGGGGGAGGAGCGGCGGCGCCACCGCCCATGGCCTTCAACAGCGCGGCTTGAGGCGCGGCCTGCGATTGGGCCTTCGCCTGTTGCAGCAATGTCTGGATGTCAATGCCCTTGTTGGCTTCTTTGTCGGCGGGGTCGAGATGCTTGCCGATGTCGCCGACGGCCTTGAGGACGGCCTTGTGCAGATCGCTGCCCATCGGGATCATCGGGAGCGCTTTTTGCAGCGCCACCAGCGCGTTTCGTACCTCTGACATGGCGCTGGCGCCTTGCCCCAACATCGGCGACGGAGCCGTCACGGGTCCGGTAGGTCCGGGCGGACCTGCGAGTTGCGGGGGAATCGGCGGCGAGCCAGGCGCCTGCATCGAAAATTCTCTCCAAGACCGAGGCGGGCACCGGGGCCGATGAGGCAGCCAGTGCCCGCGTCTCGGCTTACTTGCGCTTGTGCTTCCGACGACGGAAGCGCTTTCCGGCGACTTCGTTCATGTCGATCTCCTTGGTTGCGCCCGAGAGACTGAAACCGGGCTGTCCCGAAACAGGACTACCACCAGCGGTATAGACAAAACCGAAAAACGTCAATACAAATTGAAGTACCTACTATAACCTCTCATGTAATGGGATGGTATTCAGATGCGCATCCCGCGCTCTCGTCTCGCCAAATTCGCATCGGAATTGATCGAGGACTGTCTGATATCGCGGCGGGAGCGCATCGACCGCGGCATCTCCTATCGCAATGTATTTCTCAGCGGCGATGAGGGCGGCGACGCGGCGATTTACAACAAGACTTTTGCCTATCTCGACGATCTCAACTCGCTGCTCTATTCGCCGGTAGGCTTGCGCTTTAACGTCGAGTTTTATGGAGCGCCGAATCCGGTTGATCGTGCGAAGGGCACGGCGGCGGCGTCCGATCTGCACAGCAAGATCCGCCAGTCCGACAGCGATACCCTGATCTCCGACGGCGTGCTGTGGTCGCTGGTCAAGGGCAAGGCGTTCGCGAAGCTGCTCGTCGACCGCGGCGAATTGCATCCCTATCTGGTGCAGCCCGAGGCGATGGGTGTCCTGCAGGAAAATCTCGGTCATCTTGACGAGAACATGGAGGCGTTCGTCCATTCGACGTACATCACGCCGTACCAACTCGAGCGCCGCGTCTGGAACAACTCGAACCGCGCCGAGATCATGCGCAAGGCGAAGATGTACATGCGTCCGGGGAAGGGCGACGACCCCAAGGACGAGGCCGCGATGAAGCAGATCATCATCGGCGGCCTCTATCCGTTTCAGCCGCAGGGCAGCGGGACGCCGAACAATACCCGCGGCATCGTGGACTGGATGGGCGGCCCGTCGCCGAAGCTGTCGCCGCGTGTCATGCAGACCTTGCTGCGGCTCGACGAGCTTTGGGTGTGGGATACCGAGAGGGAGGACTGGGCGACGTTCCAGATGATCGGCGACAAGCTGATGATCCTGGGCGAGGACTTCATCTGCAACGCGTTCGCTTACAATCCGTCAACTGGCAGGAGCAACGAGCATCTGAAGGGGCATCATCCCTTCGTCGAGTTCTGCGCCAATCCGATCGATAATTACTACTGGGGTCGCTCCGAGATCGATAACGTCGCGCTGCTTCAGATCGCGATCAACTCCCGCATCAACGGCATCAATGGTCTGTTGCGGATGCAGGAAGACCCGCCGAAGAAATTCACCGGCACCACGGGCGTCAACCAGCTCGCACTGTCACGGCTTAGCCGGCCGGGCGGGTATTTCGCCGACAGCAATCCGAACGCCAAGATCGAGAACATGACGCCGCCGCTCGACCAAGACCTGTTCCAAGCGCTGCACGAATACGAACGGATGTTCGACGAGATGGGTGGTCTGCCGCCGATCGCGAAGGGCCGCGGCGAGGCCGGTGTCCGGTCGCAGGCGCATGCCGAGACGCTGGTGCGGATGTTCTCGCCGCGCTTCAAGGATCGTGCGGTGCTGATCGAGCGCAACGTCGAGAAGTTCGGCGGGCTCGCGCTCGACATCCAGAAGGCGCACAACGCCGACAAGCTCACGGCCTGGGTGCCGCAGAAGTTCGCCGGCATCGAAGCCGAGCAGCCGAGCGAAATCTATATGGCCCCAGCGCCGGGACTCGTGCCGGTGCATTTCCTCTATGGCAATCTGCCTTCGAATGTCCGCGTCACCGTGGACTCGCATTCATCGTCGCCGGCCTTTGCGCAGGAAGCGCGCGGCCTCGCGTTCGACCTGTTCAAGATCGGTGCCATGTCGAAGGAAGAGGTGGTGCGCCACGTCGATGCGCCCGATCCCGAAGCGCTCATCGCCGACATCGAGCGCCGCGAAGCCGAGCAGGCCGCATTCTTGGCCGCGCATCCCGAGATCGCGGCGAGGGGCGCTGGGAAGACCAAGCCGCATTGACTAAATGGCCCGGTCGTAGCGCCGGGCCAAGTTCAGGGAGGAAAAGTGCGTTGGTGAGACGCATCCCCACCATGGACCCTATTCCGCGGCATAGCAACGGAAAGTTGCGCCGATCACGATTTCGTGATCTCGGCGGGCTTGCAAGTGCGACAATCCGCTAGTACGGATGTTATGATCTCGCTCATCCTGTTGATGAACCATGGGGGATAACAATTGACCGCCGAGGCTCCTCGCACAACGCTTGTGGAAGGGACTGAGATTTATCCCGAGCACACCAATCTCAAGCCGAACGGCCAACAGCAGGACTATGTTGTTCTCGCCGAAGAGGAGCGCGCCAAGGGCTTTGTGCGGCCAGTTCGGCGCAGCTACGTCCACGTTGGTACTGTCGGGCCTGCGAATCCGCTGCGTGACATCACCGCCGAGGAGCACGAGCGCTACGACCAATACGGCTACGTGAAATTCGAGGAATACCCGCCCGGCGGCGCGCTCGGCCGGTTCTGGACGCAGGCCGAGATCGACAAGATAGGCAAGGGCTGCCGCACGCTCACGACCATGAGCCGGGCGATCGCCGAGACCTACGCACGCGACCCCAAATTCTACGGCGGCACCTTCTGCTGCGGCTGCGGCGCGCATTTCCCCGTCGGCGCCGGCGGCGAGTTCGTCTGGGCCGACAGCGAGGAGAGGGTGGGGACGTGAAGGAGAGGGCTATCGTGCCCTCCGCCGAGCACCACGCGTTTCGTACGGACGCCATTGCGCTGTTGGACAAGCACGCCGGCCATCTCGACAAGAAGGAGATGCTCGCGCTCGCCGCTCATCTCGTCGGCCAGATCATCGCCATGCAGGACCAGCGCACCATGAGGCCGGACATGGCGATGGAAATCGTCGCGAGAAACATCGAGGTCGGCAACGCCGAGGTCTTGGCCAATCTCAGCAAGTCACAAGGCAATGGATAAAACCGCCGTTCAGCCCCCGCCCCGTCGGCCACCGATGGGCGCTAAACGTGGTCACTGGCGCTGGGAAATTCACGCGCGCCGCGATGGCTTCGCCGGCCTTGTACATACCTCGATCTATTCTCACTCTCAGGCCGAGTATTTGGTTCGCGCCATTGTCGCCGAGCATGGCGGCGAGGCGTGGGCCTACGGTCCCGTGTGGGAGCACACACCGTGAGAGCCATCGTCATTCGCTACGCCAGCATCGGCGACGCGCTTCAGGCGTCATCGCCGATCGCCGAGCTTCACGACGCCGGATACGAGGTTGACCTGCTGACATCGCCCATCGGCGAAGAGGTGCTGCGGCACGACCCACATATCGCTCGGATCGATACCGGCCCGCCGAAGATCAGGGACAACGATTATGGTCAATATCTCGCCGAGACGACGGCGGGATACGATCTCGTCGCGAATCTCAATTACTCGGTCGAAGGCGAGATCGCGCTCGAACCCATCAACCGGAACTATTACCTGCCGCATCCGGTACGGAAGTCCATCTACGGCACGATGAACTACGTCGAGCGCCAGCATCTGCTCTCGCAAGTGCCCTTCCGGCGCAATCGGCAGTGGTTCTACGAGACCGACGATGAGAAATTCGATGTCGCCGCGGCGATCCAAGGCTGTTTGAGCGTCGGGATTGCGCTTTCCGGATCGCACGAGTTCAAAAAGTGGCGTTTTTTGCCCGATTTCTGCGCAGAATTGCTGAAAAAGTACCGGATCAGGCTGGTTCTTTTAGGCGCTCTAGAAGCGCAGGATATGCTGATCGAACGCGACATTTTGGCCGAAATCGAGGCAAAAATCGGCGATTTGGACTGTCCCGGCTTCGAAATCATGTCGATGATCTCGGCGCCGGTGCGGATGAGCCTGACAATGGCGTGCCAAGTCGATGTTTTGATCGGCCCTGACACCAGCTTGCTCAACGCCGCGGCGATGCGGCCGAACCGCAAGATCATCATGCTGACCCACAACACGCCGACGAACATCTCGCGGGATTGGAAGAACACGGTTTCGATCAGTGCCGAGCTGCCGTGCGCGCCGTGCCTGCGGTTACGGCATCGGAAAGGTGACTGTCCTCAGATCGACGACAAGGCGGCCTGCACGTCGGCGATCTCGGTAGCCCGCGTGATGGCCGAGACCGAGCGCGCTATTGCCCTTGTTTCAGCTTCTCAGTCCGCGCGACCCGAAGTCCAACGCGATTATCTGGCAATACGCCCTTGACATCGAGCGCGATGTCTCGGAACGCCCCGGCGAGCGCGCGCCGGCCGAGATGATCGAGCTGCCGTTTCCTGAGACCGCTGAGCCGCGGGTTCGCCGCCGGATTGAATAGCGAATCCGCCATCTGCTGCTGTGCCGCCGGTAGCTTCGGCGCCATGATGTCGCCCTCGCGCACATTATCGCGCAAGTCGCTCAGCTTGTGGTCCTCCATGACGATCTGCGCGGTCTTGTCGATCGCGCGCGTCATGATCGAGCCGCCGATGGCCGGAGCAGTGCCAGTCGGGTCGAAGCCGATCTCGCGGTTTATCTTTCCACACTCCGCGTTTGGACAACGTGACCGCTTCGGGTGCTGCGTCTTGCTGCGCTGCTTCCACTTCAGCCCGCACTTCGTGCAGCGCATGGTCAGGACGTAGATCATGTCTGTGCCGCCATCATTTCTATTAGCGGATTAGAGCGATAAATTTGGACGAAAATCCGCGGGATGAACGCCTTCCTGGTCAGGGCCGACAGTTCGTCCATATCGACCAATTGACCAAGCGGTATACGACTTTCAAACCCAGAGAACTCGAGGCTTTCGAACGACGATATCGGCATCAGCGATGCGGCTTTGACGATCACCGGCGCAGCGAGCACGATGCCGGCACCGCGCAAGAATGACCGACGCGACAGGTCAACCTTGTCGGCAGGCTTCCACAGGCCGTCGATCCACTTCCACTTGCTCAAGCGATCTTCCTCCACCCCGTCGGCTCGAACGGAAGCCGCTCGCCGGTCATGACCATCTTCCAGAAGCCGTCCTCGACCCACATGGATTTGCGGACATCGTAGCGCCGGGTGCGGTGCCAGCGCGCTTCGACCTCAGCGCCCTTGCCGTTGGTCACGACAAGTTGCAAGCCATCCTTTCGCGCGGTCTCCATCGGCTCGTACTTCGGCTGCGTCGGCTCCGGCGGCGGCTTGGAGGCGACATCATCCTGCAGCTTCACCTTCGGGCCGGTTGCGTGCTTGGGTTCGTTCATGGTGCATTTTCCTTCTCGGGCGGTTCCGGCAGCGGCATCCAGTGCGTAGGCTGCGGGTCGCAACCCGGCATGGACATGACGTCACACTTCCAGTGCTCCTTGGAATATTTAAGTTTTCCGTTCACAAATTCTTCTCTCTTTTCATAATTTCCGATGCGAACGTGAAGCTTATAGGTGGGGTAAAATAACAGGACGTAAGTACCGTCCTTTGGACCCGTCTCGATCGGCTTCCATTCGTTCATGCCAGCCCCCTGTCCGTTTTCCAACGCGGACGAAGATCGGGAAAATCATCAACCTCCTCCTCCGCGCGCCGGAAGAAATTATAGACCACACGGTTGAGCCGCTGCGTCTGCAGCGACGCCTTGCCGCTCTCCTCCTCCATGACGGCCTTGTACATCTTGCCTTCGGCCATCAACTCGGCGCGGCGCCAGTCGATCCACGATCGGTTCGCCAGCGCCGCAGCATAGACCCGATCGTCCTTGCTGTCCTCGTTGCGCGATTCCGGCGCTCCGATGTGCTCGCCTTCCTGCACCACGATCCGCATCTCGTGCAGCAGCTTGACCGACTTCAGCACGAGCTCGCCGGTCGAATAGGCGCCGCGGAACTGGTGGAACACCATTTGGATCGTGCGCCAGCCGCCTTCGAAATTGTACGCGAAGCCGGGACCGGGCGAGTCGGGCCGGTGATAGAGATACCAGCGCGCATTGTTGAGCGCATCGTCCCAGCTCCAATTCTTCACCTTCGCGGCGTAGTGCTCGGAGACCAGCATGCCGCGGATATGATCCCACTCCGGCATGATCATGCGACCAGGGCCGGCGAGTTCAATGTTGACCATGCAGTCGGAATACGCACCGGCCAGAAACGCGAGGATCCAGGCAAAATGTTTGACCTCGATATCGGCAGCGGCAAACTCAGCGACTTGGACGAGATGATCGGCGAAGCATCGCCAAATCGAGCATGCGTGACGATCCTTATGTGCGTTACGACCGTAGGCCGGATCAGCCCCGATGACATACTTCCCGCCAGGCACGGGCGTGTCCCATACGCGAAGTTGGACACGATCGACATCCTCGGTCTCCTGCAACATCTTCATCGCGAAAAAATCGTTCTCGCATTCGAACCGATAGCCGAGAAACTGCGATTCCTCTGGGCCGCCGGCCGACAACCGCTGCAAGTCCTCGCTGATCTTGCGGATTTGGAAGAACGAGAAGCCGGTCGCGATGAACGCCTGCTGCTCGACCCATGGCTGGTTTTGATCGAGCAGATCGGCGCCGGACTTAGCGGCCTGCGCCTCGCGCCAGCGATACCAGCAGAGTTGTTCCGGCGTCACCCGATGCTCGTACTGATCCAGCACCGCCTTGATCAACTCGCGTTCCTCACCGCTGGCATACTTGGTGCCGAACTGATCGAACCGCGGATCGTCACGGCTGATGCTGTTCATCGGATTCGCCCACCAGCCGATGAAGAAAGCGTGCTGAACGAAGGGATCGGACTTGGCTTCGAGCCAACGGTCGCGGAAGAAGTTGAAGCCATTCGCTGTCGACTCGTATATCACGAGCCGGTCAGGGTTTTTCTGCGCCAGTGCTTCCTCGAAGTTCTTCAAACCTTCGACGCTGCCGTATTTGGAAACCTCGCTAAGATGCGCGAAAGAGAAGCCCTTGCCCTCGCCCCAGTTCACGCGCGTCTTCGATTTGCCGGCGACAAGAAACACGAGCTTGCTGCCGTTCGAAAACGTCATGCCGTCTTTGTTGTCGCCGCCTTTGATGATGCGGAAGTCTTCGCCGAAATAGCCTTGCGGGAAGCTGTTGATGTAGCGGCGCAGCGTGCGACGGAAGTCTTCTCGGTTGGCCTCGGTATCGACGACGAGCGCGCCCTTGGTGCCGGGGTACATGGCCATCCAGAAAACATCGATGGCGAGCGAAATCGTCGTACAGCCCAATTGGCGGCTCTTAAGACAAATGAATGTCCTGATGTCTTTTTCGAGCCCAATAGCGAGATTTTCCAAGAACCGCCGCTGCGATCCCCACAGGTTCAGCGGCGTGCCCTTGTCGTCCTCGGCGGTCTCCTCCTTGCTGTCGATTCGGAGATCGCGGACGAACTCGAGGAAGACATCGAGCCATTTCGTTTTGCTGCGTGAGCGGCGACCGGCCATGTTACCAGCGTGAGATAGCTGCCATCATCGGCGAAGCATAGCTCGTTTCCGCCGCGGACCAATCGAACTCGTGATCCTTCAGGATCTCGATGGCGCGCTTCATGCTGGCGATCGAGCGATTGTTGTTCGCGATGATCTGGTCGCCCTGCGCGAATTGCTGCTCGAACAGCGGCGTAATCAGGTTCGGCTTTTTCTTCTTGCCCTTGAAGCGCTTGACGAACTTGCGGCCCTTGTCCATCTCGTGCTTGGTCTTGGCGTTGGCCTGCTCGCCCTCGGCGATCTTGTCGCGGAGATAGCGGGTCGCATCGGCGATGACATCGACCGTTTCCGGCTCCATGCGGCGCTGCAAGCAGACCGTGATGACGTGATCGAGAGCGATCTTGACCTGTTGCAGCGCCTCGCCGAGCGCGTTGTCGACGGGCTTCAACTCGATATTGCCGGTCTCGTCGTACTTCTGGCGCCGCGCCGGATCGGTCAGCACATCATGGGCGAGCCGGATCAGCGCGAATTGCTTGTCGCTGCCGCCGGCGTCGGGGTGCGCCTTCTTGGCCATGCGTCGGTACGCCTTTCGGACATCGGCGGTGGTCGCCGTTCGCTCGATCCCGAGGACGGCATAGAGATCGGTCACGTCAGCCTCGCGACATCATCATTGTGGGCCGAGCGAGCGGCGAGTTGATGGTCGCATCGTTTTGCGCGTCGCGGTTGGCCTTGGCTTGCGCGCGGGCTTGGGCGAGAGAGACCAACACGTTGCCTTCGAGCTCCTGCGCGACGTGGCTGAGGAACGCGCCTTGGACATCGGCGTAGCGGACGGTGAGCTCGCAGCCGTATTGGTCGGCGACATCAATGAACGCTCCGATGGCCTGGCCGCCAGAGACGGGAATGCTGCCGGGATCGGTCAGATCCTTCTTGGCCTTCCGCGCAATGTTCTCGCCGTTGAAGGTGAGCGCGATCGGGTTCTCGTGCCCGCTGATGAAGACCATCACGCGCCAGATGTCCGGTGAACTCATCTCAGCCCCCTTTTCGTTTTCCAGTCCGGCGCTTCCTTGCCGGCACTCTCAGGCTTGGCCGCTGCTTGATCGACGGCCATCTCGTCGGCGGTGGTGTCGCGGAGGTAGCCGGTTTCCAGGATGTCCCTGGCCATCATTTCGAGGAACCGGCCCGCCAGAATAACCGAATTGCGCGGCGTGTCACCGCCCTGCTGAAGCTTCAGAGCCGCGATGGCGTCGAGCGCGGTCCAATTGTCGTGGATGCGATAGTCACCGATATCCTGCGCCAGCCGCTTGATCGTCTCGTCCTTCACGACGCCTTCGCTTTCGCCGCCGCCGGCACCGCTCGCAGCAGCATCCAGCGGACATAGGTGGAATCGGTCATTCCCGAGCGCGTAGCCGCAACATGGACGCTCTCGTATTCCGACTTGGTGAGCATCACGGAGATCGAGCGATCCCGCTTGTTCTCCCCCTTGGTCGCGTAGACTCTCGGCATCACTCCCTCACGATGCGGTGGCAGCACTTACCACGACATAGCATAGGTTGGGAGCGACGTCTACTTGATGACGATGAGAGTCATCCGGATCTCGCGGCAGACGTTGAAGCCGTGGGCGAACTGATAGTCGAGCGCGGCGTTGCGTTCGTGGGCGGAGAAGCGCTCGTCCAAGATGTATTCGACGTGTTGGAGCTCGAAATCGACATCATGGCGGAGTGCCAGCGGCGTGTTCGCGAAGCCGCCGGCCTGCCATGCGAGGTTCGCCTTCTTGGAGAACAGTTCGAGCATCTGCGGCGTGACCGGACGAACATGGGTCGGGTCGCCGAGGAAGTCATCGTGCCGGGGATGCGGGACATGGATGCGGATGATCGCGCCGGGTGCCGACACGCGATAGAGTTCGATCATGAACGAGATGAACCGGGCCGACGCTTGGCCGATGTGTTCAAGGGTGTGGATCAAGGCGACCTCATCGACTTCGCCATCGCCGAGCGGCAGGATTTTGCACTTGCCGAGATTGGCGCCTTCGCCGGCCAGCCGCCACGGCACGACCTCCAAGTCCCAGATGACATCGACGGCGGGACCGTCGTAGGCGTCGACGTTGATCCAGCCGTCGCCGTCGATGGCGTTCAAGCCGCAGCCGAGATTCAGCTTGGTCACGGAAGCTTCAGGCCATGATTGCGCATAGCGGCGCGCGGGAAAACATCACGTGGTTTCGGCAATGCTAGTGGTGGCGGCTTCACGATCTTGATCGATCCGTCTTCCATATGGAGCACGGAAACGACGGGCCTGATAGTGAACCACTCTAATGGCAGGGCGTGGTCAGACCAGCCCCAAATCCAGAAATCGGCCATGTTCACGACAGCTTCCACCCTCTCCGAGACATGCAGCGGTCCAAAAACGCCTGCGCGCCGCCGACTTGCTGGACGAGCATGAAGTCGTCGTCGGCGAGCTGCGACGGACTGTACAGCGGCAGGATATGTGGGTGCGACCACGCGATCTCGTGCAGGCGGTCACGACAGACGGCCAGATCGTCGTGATACGCGGCCTCGCGGCCCGGCGGCATCTCGACGCGCGGCTGGTAGGTTGTCGCGCAGCCGGCGAGCGCGAGCGTGGCAGCGATGACCGCAACCCGGATCACGACCGCTTCTTCCGCTTCCGCGACTGGCCGGACTCGCTCATGGCGATGGCGACCGCTTGCCGGCGCGATGTCACCTTGCCGCCAGAGCCCGAGCGCAGCTTGCCCTGCTTGTACTCCCGCATGACCTTGTGTGCCTTGGCTTGCTTGCCGGCCTTCGTCGTCGGTTTGCGTCTCATGCAGCCCTCTCCTTGATCATCCGGTGAACCTGCGTCGGGTCGAACGGACGACCGGCGCGGCTGACGATGCCAGCCTCGGTCAGCCTACGCGCGATCTCGCGCACCGTCGAGCCGCTTGAGCGGGCGTCGCGGGCCAAGCCGATGACGCGCTGTTCGTCGGTGTTCGGTAGCAACACGGCGGCGCGCCCGACGCCCTCGGCCCGGAAGCCGTAGGGCACCGCGCCGCCGGTAAAGCCGCCCTGCCGCTTCTTGCCGCGCCGGCCGTCCGCCATGCGTTCCGCGATGCGTCCCCGCTCGAACTCGGCGAACGCGGCCAGCATCGAGAAGAACAGCTTGGCGGCGCCGTTCTCGGTCACGGGGTCCGTGCCGATGTCGGCGAGGATCACCCCGATGCCGCGCTTCTGTAGGGCTTCCACGGTGGTCAGCGCGTCGGATGCCGACCGGAACAGCCGGTCGAGCTTCGCCGCGATCACGATGTCGCCGGGCCGGAGCTCGGCCAGCAATGCGGTTCCGCCGGGACGCTTGGCCAGCGGCACGGAGCCCGAGACGCCGGGGTCCGAGAACACCCGCGCGATCTCGCCGCCGCGCGCCATCGCTGAGCCACGCACACGCCGCTCCTGATCCTCGAGCGTCGTCTTGCCATCGGCGACCTGATCCTGCGTCGATGCCCTGAGATAACCGAAATACCGTGCCATTGCCGAACCTGCCGAGTTCGAGGGGATCGATGCGCCTCTATATCATCACATGCGAACTCATGCTCATCACGTTTTCGTGAAGTGCGGCGGTCGGCGTCCTTGGTGGGATGGTGAGCCACCCCGCTCGGTCCCCACCGTTCAGGACGCCTCTTTACCAACGGCCGGACCTGGACCGCGCCTGACGCCGCCGCTCGCCTGGTGGTTTTCCGACCGAGCGGTGTTTGATGGTTGTCTGTACGCGCGATTGAGACGGTTTGCAGCGCAGAGAACGAGCGCCAATCCCTGGCCTTCACGTCATCGATGGTCATCCCTCACCCCTCAGCAGCGCGTCGATTAGAACGGCTTGTCAACATCTCGGTCTTCGTCTCGATCATCATCATCGCCGTCGTAGCCAATTCGCAATGGCCGATAATCGCGCGACATCTCAACGGCCGCTTTGCGCGCCGCTTCTTCCGTCAGCGGCGTAATGCTGAAGATGCTCCCGCCGCCGTAAAAGAACGTGCGGAATATCTCATCGGGTTCGCCGAGAAGCGGGGCCGGCGGCTTCTCGGGCACATCGACACGCATCATCTTAGTGCCGAAGCGCTCAACCTCGCTGACGCGGCCATAGTGCCGACGATGCCCGAAAATCTCCACGAGCGCCCACATCGTTTGAGCTGGCGCGTCTTTCTGCGGGATAGGATCGGCAAGCGGCAGATCAGCGAGCATGTCGGTATCTCCTCAAAACGGTTGATCCCATCCCTGCGCAATCTGTACCGCGCAGGCGCATATCGCTAGCGGCGCCGTCGCCATGTCGGCGACCTGCACGAAGCCTTCGCATGCCTCGCCGCGGTTACGTCGCCGCTCGAATGCCGCGGCCCATCGTCCCGTCGTCGGCGACTCCATCAGCCGGGACAGCGCCCACTCCGGCGGAATGTACGCGAAGGCATCATCCTTGCTGAACGACGGCCAGCCGGATTTGTCGTTGCTCGGCACCATCGTGATCATGCGGCGGTCGATATCGACGCTGCCGCCGTTCGAATTGGTGATCAGCGCGTAGAGATCGGCCAGCGTCATCTCACGTCCCGTGGCGGAGATGGTAGCCGATCCACGCGAAGACATCGGGATTGTCGCGCCATACTGTCGACAGGCCGAGGCTCAGCGATGTCACCGCGATCTCTTCCTTCACGTCGACGGGGATGTGCCAGATGCACCAGACCGCGTGCATGATCTCGTGGTGCAAGGTCTCGGCGGCCTCGCGCGTGCCGGGGCCGAGATTGATCTTGATCTTGCCGAGCAAGTGCATCGTCTGGCCGGCGGCGCGGTGCTGATCGGATTCGAGATCGGTCATCTCGACAATCTCGTAATCCTTGTAGCCGATCTTCACGAGCTTCGGCATCTCGGGCCGCTTCGCCATCAGCCCTGCTCCTGCTTGGCGGCATTTTTGGCGATAAAACGCACGAATGCGACCAACTCGTCGGGATTGAGATATGGGTTCTCCTCGATCATCTGTTCCATGCCCCGAGCAACAATCTCAAGCGTGGCCTCGCACATTTCCAATAGCAGAGCCTCGGTCTCTTTGCTCATCTCGCCCTCAATCGAACAGCTCGCTCACGACGCGGCCTGCTATTCCTTCTTCTTCGACTCGGGATGCGCCGCCGCCCAGTCGGCCCGGCTCTTCTTCACCTGGCCCTCGAACTCGGCAAAGCAGCCGCCGAGCTGGAAGATGTTCACCGGCGCGAGTTGTAGCACCGCCTCCATCAGGCCGGTGCATGCCGGCGAGAGCGTCACCGTGAACTCGGTCTGCGGCGGTGGCTGCCACGGCGCCGGCGGGTTCACCGCTGCCGCTGGCGCCGCCGCGGCAACTGCATCGTCCGCCCGCGCGATCATCACCGATGCCGCCATCCCGGCCACTACCAGCGCCCACGTCACTAAGCCACGCTGAAATCTCGTCATGTGCGTCGATCTCCTGTTGTCCAGATCAATCACTACCACGCCCCGGCGGCGAGCGCGTTCACGTTTCCGTGATCGGTCGATTTTGTGGTCAGGCGTGAAGGTCGGCGTTCCAGTAGAGCCAGCTACCGAAATCTTCCCTGACATCGTTGGGCAGGAATTCCAAGCCGGCGCGCAACAGCTCCGCCGAGGTTGGCCGGCGCGGCATCTTCAGCGGGCGCAACCGGCCATCCGCGACGAGCACGCCCTTTCGGCCACTATGATTAGCCGCCTGGTTCTTCTTCGTCGCGTTGCAGTTGACGCAGGCGGACAGAATATTTTCCCAGACTGTCGTGCCGCCATGGGCCCGCGGGATGACGTGATCGAAGGTCAAGTCCTTCGATTCGAACTGCTCGCCGCAATACTGGCATCGGTAACGGTCGCGCAACAGGATCGAGCGCCGGCAAAATTTCGGCTCGGCATTGACCGGCGCGTACTGGCGCAGCGCGACAACCTTCGGGACGCCGATCTCGGTGCTCGGCGAGTGGAAATATTCGTCAGGCCAATTCTCGACGATATCGACGCGCTCGCGATACCAGGCGTGAACGGCATCGAGCGCCGGGATGAGCGACAGCGGCCATGTCGAAAGTGGCCGATAGTCGGCATTCAGGATCAGCGTTTGCAGCGGTCTTCGCTTGTGTCGGTGCGCAACGGTCATCTGGTGCTCCTGCGGGGAATCGAACCCGCGATCTAAGCTTTACGAGGGCCTTATTCTACCATTGAACTACAGGAGCGAAATGGTGCCGGTGCCCGGAGTTTCGCCGAGACCTGACCGCTTAAAAGGCGGTAATGCTGAATTACACCACACCGGCCGAGATGGTGCGCGGTCCCGGTAATGCTCCGGGCGAATCCGCTTTTGAGACGGACGTGTCTGCTGTTGCACCAACCGCGCGAATGGAGCGCCCGAGTGGAATCGAACCACCGCGTCCCGGCTTCGGAGGCCAGGTGCCAGATCCACTGGCGAGCGCAATTGGCGACCCATGCAGGAATCGAACCCGCTGTTTCGGTTTAGAAGACCAAACTCCGGTTCCACCGGATGGGCCGTGAAGATGGAGCCCCGTGAGAGAGTCGAACTCACACTAGCCCGGTTCGTAGCCGAGCCGCCGGGTCCGCCGGACGGGGCAATTGGTCGAGCGGACGGGATTTGAACCCGCGTTTCCCTGCTTGAAAGGCAAGTGTCCTTCCTTAGACGACCGCTCGCGAAATGGTAGGCGATGAAGGAATCGAACCCTCTTCTCCTGGGTGTAGGCCAGGTGTTCTACCAGTCTACTAATCGCCCAAATGGTCGGGATGGCGAGACTTGCACTCGCGATTTCCTGTGTCCGAGACAGGCGGTCTAGCTGCTGACCCACGCCCCGCTGGAGCCCATGCCGGGAGTCAAACCCGGCTTCCCAACGTTAGGACCGTCGGCGCCGTCTCGGCGGCACATGGGCAATTGGTCGGCGTGGAGGGACTTGCACCCCCGTCTGAATGCTCCCAAAGCATTCCGTCTGCTGCTGACTTACACGCCGGAAACTGGCGCACCGTACGGGGATCTAACCCGTCTAACCGCCGTGACAGGGCGGGGCCTCCAACAGTTGGCTTACGGTGCATGGTAGGGGCACGGGGAATCGAACCCGCGGTCTGCCGCTTAAGAGGCGGTAGCTCTGCCATTGAGCTATGCCCCCCGCATTGGTAGTCCTTCACGGGGTCGAACCGTGATCGCGCGGTTATCGGCCGCGTGCTCTCAGCCGTTGAGCTAAAGGACCGTGGTGAGCCGGTGCAGAATCGAACTGCTCCCCCGCAGGGCGCGATTTTACAGACCGCTCGCTGAAACCATCAGCTTTCCCGACTCGAATGGAGCCCCGGCACGGTACTGACCCGTGATCCTCGCCTTACCAAAGCGATGCACTACCATTGTGCTACAGGGGCGAATGGCGGAGCGGCGGGTATTCGAAACCCATGCGACTTAACGCCGCACGCACGGTTTAGCAAACCAGCGCCGTCGCCTGACGGCTTGCGCGCTCCGGAAATGGCGGAGGGTGAAGGAATCGAACCCTATGCCCGAAAGCATCCACGGTTTTCGGGACCGTTTGGCGCCCATGCACCGGCACCCTCCTTGAATTGGTACGCCCGGTCGGATTCGAACCGACACTGCTGACGGTCTGAACGTCATGACTCCTACCGATTGGTCTACGGGCGCATGGTGCGCGCGGTGCGATTCGAACGCACACTCGCGACGTTCTCAACGTCGTTCCTCTGCCGGTTGGGATACGCGCGCAAATTGGTGCGGGTGTAGGGAGTCGAACCCTAAACCGCTGGGGTTTAAGCCCGCGTGCGTCGCCGTGCGCCACACCCGCAAAATGGCCGCCCGTGTGGGTGCTGACCCCGACACCTTCCGCTTGAGAGGCGGATGTCCAGAACCGCTAGACGAACGGGCGTGGAAGCGCGCCGTGGATTTGCACCACGATAGCAAGCTTCAAAGGCTTGCGTCCTGCTATTGAACGAGCGCGCCAAATGGAAGCGGTCGACAGGATCGAACTGTCTTCTACGCGGGTCAGAGCCGCGCGGAGGGCCCACCCTCTAAACCGCCGAATGGTGCCGCCAGGATGGGATCGAACCTCCGTTAGCCGCTTACAAGGCGGCTGTCCTGCCACTGAACGATGACGGCGTAACTGGGGCGATGCACGAGGATTGCACTCGTCGGTGCCCGGTTCACAGCCGGGCCTCTTCACTAGCTGAGTCGCATCGCCATGGACGACCGCCGCGGTATCGCACCGCGCTATTCGGTTTTGCAGACCGACGCCTGCACTTGCTGGCTCGCGGTCGAATTGGCACACCCGGTAGGTAACGCTCCCACGAACGGCGGTTTTGGAGACCGCGTTGCTGGCTTCAGCTCGGGTGCAATTGGTTCCCTACCGAGGAATCGAACCTCGCTACCCTGATTAACAGTCAGGTACGTCCGCCATGTTCGTCTGTAGGGATCAACGTGGAGCGTCCTGCCGGAATCGAACCGAGCATCATTGGGTTGGAAGCCCAAGGCAGTTCCCAAACTACTAAGGACGCGAGTGGTGCCGACGCTCCGGATCGAACGGAGATCCTGCGCTCTTCAGGCGCGTGCATGAACCATCATTGCTACGTCGGCCGATTGGTGGCGGGAGAGGGAGTCGCACCCTCTATGGCGAGTTTATGAGACTCGCTGGCCTCTGAGGCTTCCCGCTTTGGTAGTCGCCGTGGGGGTCGAACCCACCCGTCGCAGGCCGTCCGCCCGCTCTCGCGCGCTTATAAGGCGCACCCGCTCACCAGAGCCAGCGACCGTGTTGGAGCGGATAGGGGGAATCGAACCCCTCATCGGCGCGTTGGCAACGCGCTGCTCGACCACTGAGCTATATCCGCATGGTGGACCGTCAGGGAGTTGAACCCTATGCCATCGATCTTGCAGGGATCGACCGCGACCCGTCGCCCGGCCCATACCGAAAAACAAATAGCTGTTGCGCAGGCCGCACACGTCTCGGCGCTCGAGCTGGGGCTTCCACCAACCTGCCGGGTCTAAAAGAAAAACCCTCCGACTTTCTGCGGAGGGTTCCGATCTTCCAACCAGGCGATGATTTCACCCGATCATCGGAACCCCGCGCGCCGGCAACCGATACCCGCAATTATGTTCGGGCGCGGCTGATATCGGCGATGTCGTCGGTTTCTCGATCATGTCAACGCCGACGATAACCCAATCTAACCTCCCCGTCCATGACCATTCTGAACTCCAGCATCACGTTCCCGTGATCGAGGGCGCCGCCCCTACGGTATTACCCGGACCCGATTCGCGCATCGAGCACCGAAGGGGAGTGCTCTCGGGTCCGTCGCCCACCCGCCAAGCCCGCAATACAGGTCTATCGCTAACGGCATCAAAACCCCCACGTAGACCCGCAAACCCATCCAGGTACACCTACCAAATCACACGCCAAAACGCATCCCAGATCACCCATTCCTACCATCATATCCCAACGTATGCGAAAACTTTTTTACGGGGAAGGCGTTGTGACGAAACATTTTCGATGGGGCCGCGTCCCATCGGCGGTCGGGCGCCGGCGACTCGGCCGGGGCTGCCAGGCGTGACGCCGCTCGAGCCGCGGCACCGTCACGATCCTGTGTCGGTCTTTTAACACCGTCACGCGCAACACATTGATTCGCCAGCGGTTTCATCACGACTCGGCCCTAGCTCGCAATCGTTGCTAGGGCCGTCGTCTTATCTCGGCCGGCGTCTCCGGGGTTATGTGGCATCACCCCCTTTCAAAGCGGGCGGCGAAAGCGTTGATTGTCGCAGTCTCTCTTGCTGGCGTGGCGTGTTGATTTAAAAGTCAACTGGCTTGCAAGTTGTTGGGATTGTTGGGCTAGTTGTCGGTAAGCCGTTTGGTTGTCGGCTCGGCTTGCTGGTCGGCTTGTTGTTCCCATGGCCGGCGGGTTCGTTCGTCGCCTGCGTAGGGCGCGATTTGGCGAGGGGGCACGTATGTGGTGGCCGGTGCAACCGTGACGAGAGGGTACGTGGACTGCGGGTACACGTTGTTGAACAGGTTCCGAAGCAATCGGCTCGGGGTGGTTCCTTCGCGGGCGGCGATTTGCTTGATTCGCCTTGTATCAGAGGCGCCTAGCCTGGTGGTGACGGTGCATTGTGCTCGCATGGTGTGGACGGTAAATGCGATTTGGGCGATGTGCAAGCTCAGACAGTCGCTCCGCCCTTCGGGCTCGTACTCCGGCGGCCAAGGAAGAGTTGAAAAGAGGGGCGGACCCAGCTTCCGGGGCGGCGCTGGGTATGCCGGGGCAGAGTTTGGGGTAAGTCTGTCGCTTGGTAGGCTTTGGGGTTAATCCGTCTGCGGCGTTGGCGCGTTGCACCCTTTCCGATGTGACGGTCTTTTCTTGGGTGGCGGTGCGGTGCGCGGTCCGTTGTCCCGCGGGTTCCGCGAGATCAGGGCCTGGTGAGTTGCTGCCGGCGCCAGTCGGTTTGATCCCGGTGTCGCCTACTCATGGGCGACTTGCGGGTTTGGTTGATTTTGTGCTAATGGACATCCAGATCACGCCGTCGCCGCGGTTGTGCATCAGAGACCGCGAAGGCTGATGACCTTCGCCCGTTCTCGGCAAGGGGGCTCTTCGGAGCCTCTAAGCTTTTGCGAGCATGCTCTGCCTTTAATCCGCCCGTCCAGAAAAATCGACAATCTCGCATGATATGATCACATTTCCGTGATCGTGCGGAATTGCGTCGTTATGCGCTTGCGTAATTCAGGCGACGCGCCTACATTCCCGTTATCGAGACGCCGCGCAAATGGAGGGTTACATGAAGACCGCATTACCGACTTGGCAAGTGTACGGCAACTATCAGTCCGGTAACTACGGCGCGCACGCGCTTGTGTTCACGGACGCCGCTGGCAACGATTTCTACTTCTCCTATCGCACGCTGGTTGCCTTTCGCAAGTGCGGCGATCGCGTTGTCGTTCGGCAAAACGATTGGAGCACAACGACGGGAAAGCACTTGAACGCGATCGACGGCGGCAACAAGAAGGCGCGGCTTTCGAGTGCGGCTTTCGAGGCTGCTTATCAAGCTGCATTCGGCCAGTCGATTGGTTGCGCCGCCTGACCCTTACTCCGGCGCCTGCTGCGGCGGGCGCCTTGGTGAGTGCCAGACCCCGGCGCCTCGCGGGTTCTCAGGGGCACGGAGACTTAAGATGGGTCAATATCACAAGCCAGTTTCGATCGAGGCCGAAGAGGGTTTAGAGCCGCATCAACTCGGTTGTGGTCTCAAGACCGGCGAACAGCTTTACACGACGCCGGGGACGCCTCAAGCGATGCTTGCGCTCGTCACTGAGCGCGGCGGCAACATGCCGGCCGATTGCGGCGGCTCGCCTTTCGTCGGGCGCTGGGCGGCAACGCGCGTACTCGTGCAAGGCGACTATGCCGACGATGGCGACATTCCCGGCTGGTCCGGTCCGCGCTTGTCGGAGCTTTACGGCGCCGTGGGCCTTGACCGCGAAGCCGACAAGCCGACGCTCGCCGATTATATCGAGCGCAATGCTGGCATGGCGTTGAGCGAAAGTTCGGCGATGAGTCTCAGCTTTGGGCGCATCCCTTCGGATATGGCGCGACCTGGCACCAAGCGGCACACTCAATTGGTCCGCGCTCAATTCGAGCAAGCGCTGGCGCGCTGGGAGGAGTTCAACCGCGAGCATCCCGATCATCCGAGCTATGCCGACATTGGTGACATGGCCGCAGCGTTTCTTGAGGGCGCGTGCTCCGTCCGCTATTTCGGCGACGGCTGGCGCAGCAAGATCCGCGTTAAGGCAAAAGCGCAGAAGATCGCCGTGGGCGATTGGGCGCCGCCGATCGCGAGCTACATTCCAGCCGAAGGCTACACGTCGCAGGACTGGGATTACCTCAACGGCTGCGGCATCAGCGAACGCGATTGGTCGCGGGCGCCGGCATCGGGCGAATGGCACGGCTTGCTGGATAGCGAGGTCGATCAAGGACAAGAGCGCGTCGTGGTCAATCTCGACACGATGGAATACCTTGATCCCGTGACCTTCGGCGAAGTGCCGACCTTGGGCGGCATGGTGCGCGGCGAGTTCGGCGGCGTTGCGACTGCGCTGTTCGCGGCGCTCGTTCACCCTCAACGCCGTGGTGGTGGCGACATTCCCGCGATCCTTGAGGAAATGCGCGAATGCCAGAAAAACAAAAGCGGCGGCAAGCTGCGCTTGCTCGAAGCGGCGGATGGATATGTCGGCCGCTGGCGCGGCGGGCACATTCTCGGTACGTCGGCCTATGGCGGGAAGAGCGAATTTCCTTCCACGTCGGAAGTTCGCGCCAAGGGCCGCGACGTGTCCAAGCACGCCATCGCTTATCTCACTGCCATCAAGGAGTGGTGAAATGGTCACGAGCGTCGATTTCGTGGACATGCTGGCGCGTGACGGCTTGATTTCCGAAGCGCTCGCCTCGCGCGTCACTTTGTGAGGGAGTCCACCCAATGAAAAACGACAGTTTCTTCGCGAAAGTACAGACGGCCCTCACGAAGCGCGACGAAGAGCCGACCCTGAGCACGGAAGAGCAATCACGCCTCGCGCACCTGTTGGCGTCGGGCTTTTCACCCATAGCGGCGGCGAACGTCCTTATCGCCACGCGCAGCATCGGGAGGCTCGCATGATCCACAAAGAGGGGTACAGCTTTAGAGAATTGCGCGGCGACGATGGGATGGGCTGGGTTGGCCGCGATGGAATCGATGTCGCCGCCACTGGCGCAAGAGAACTGTCCCGCGAAGACAACCTCGCCGTTGCAGCGGCCGTTTGCAATGGCCTCAACAGCGAGGCGGAAAGCACTTGGATGCTCGATCAAGCGTGGCACGAGATCAACTCGCTGGGCGGCACGTTCTTGGAACAAGACCTTGTTGCGAAAGGATATTGCGAGGCGATTGGTGCCTGTCTCGCCGTCATTGAAAAACTTGGAGGCATGGACCCGCTGCAACGCAACCTCGTCGGGAAAGAGCCGCTGGAACTCGGGCAGCGAGCGCAACCATGACCCTCATCCCTTCCGGCCTCTTGGCCGATCACAAGCCGCGCGAGTTGGTTTATCTCACGCCAGCGAACGGCGGCTATCAGGTGCGGCCGTCAAGCAAAGGCGCCGGCGATTACGGCTGGGCGAGCGATCATGCGGGCGCCGTGGCGATGGCGCGCGCGATTGCTGGCGCCGATTGTGTGATCTTTGAGCGGAGACATTGAAGTGGCAGAGCGGGCGCAACGGATGGCGGCGGAATAGGAGCGGATGAGAAGACATGAGCGACGATTTAGAGACACTTTGCAAACTCTATCTGGAACTTGCACAGGTTGTGCCGAGCGATTGCATCTCGCATCGGGAAATTAGGCTCGGCAAGGTCGCCGATACCTACGGGCTCGCGCTCATGATGATCGAACAGGGCTGCGCCGATCCGCGCCAAGCCGCGCACGATGCTCTTAACAAAGTCGCAACAGCAAAATGGAATACGCCATGATCAGCAGAGAACTCATCGACGAAGCCCGGCGCATCGGCATGCTGATTTGCCCGATCCCCTCTCAGGTAGAGGACGGCGACGCTATCGAGCGCATGCCTGGCGACCTGCTCCACGCATGCGCTGTAATTAGTCGTCTGTGCGATGCCATTGAGGTCCGCCAGGGAGAAGAAACCGGCTGGGTGATTGAGCATGGTCGCTCCGATCCGTCGCGCCCGGAATATTGGGCGGCTACGGGGTTCGATCACGACAACCTAAAGGCCATCCGCTTCGTGCGGAAAGAAGACGCTGAACGGGTCGCGAATGCTTTGGGCGGCGGCTGGCCGGAAGGCTACCACCGTATCGCCGATCACATGTGGTGCCCGTGATGCTTGGACACAATGTCCGCGTCTATCTGACCGCACCAAAAGAAGACGTGAGTGGCGAGCTACGCCAACAGGGCGTCGAGGGCGTGTGGATTTATTGCGGCTTCCAGGAACAGGCAAAGCTCCGGTTCTACCCGCAGCATCGCATCGTCGAAATTCAAGACAACGGATATATGCACCGATGAGCTTTGACCCGAAGTGCTTTGACCTCGCGGAGTTGTTCGCTTCGGACCTTCCGGGCGCGCCGATACCGAAAGGCGAGATCGAGGAACTTGTGGCATGACGGACAGAACCAGCCCCGACGAGCGTTATTCCGCGTGGCACCATGAATTGTGAATTGAAGAATATAAATCTGTCCTTTTTGGAAGCAATGTGCGCACACCCAATGCGGTGGTTCGGTGCCGCGTTCAGCGGGCTTAAGCATGTAAGCAATAGCTCCGTACCCCAAATTTTTAAGGTTGTAGCGCTGCTTTTGAGCTTCCCATGCTTTAAAATCAGCCACTTCTTTTTCAAGCTTGCGTATGCGATCAACCAGCGCCGCGCGCTCCTCATTCGCCGCAAGTGCGCTGTTTTGGGCATCGATAATCGCGGATTGGAATTCGATCATCTTGGCATTGAAGGCTTGAGCGTCGCGCAGACCTATCATCGTCTTCGCGATATCGCCAGCGAGCTTGATAGACGAAAGTGCCGAGCTAATGCCAGATAGGTCAACCATGCCATTCGCTCCTAGGTTGGTTGTGCATCCTGGGAATGCGAGAGAGCGGCGCGGTTGCCGCCGCGCTGCTCTCACCTATGAGCGGGAGTCGAAGCAATGACCGGACATTGCCCACGCGGAATATCGGATTGCGATTGTGGCGCAGAGTACTGCGAGCGGCGTAAGCCCAAGATTAAGGTGAGCGCGTTAGACCATTCACCTGCGGTGAGGCGTACCGGAGAAACCCGAAAGGGCGGCGCGCGAGAAGCCTAACAACCTTTGGGCCTTGATGACGCCGATGACACTTTATCGTCTCGGCGAGGAAGGCAAGCCTGTTGAGGTGTCCCCATGACCTCCCCAACGAGCAGCAAGACGCAGCACACCGCGCGCGACTGGAGCCCGCGCGCGGCATGGTGCGCCAATGACGGAGCATCGAACGGAGGGTTAGAAAGCATGGCTAAGATCAAACGCGGAATTTACCCGGCGCCGGTTTACGTCGCCGAGTTTGGGGACGGCACAATGGGACGAGCGTCATTCTGGTCGCCGGAGGGCAAGCCGATTGATTTCGAGCGCGGGCGGCGCGTGGTGGCAACGCTCTACTCGCGGCCGGATCACGGCCACTGGAGCCGCACCTATCCTCCGTGCGTTGTGCGGCGTGGCTGGGTCGAGCATCCCAGCGTCGGCAAGGTCGAGCACACGCCGGCCGCCGTGGCGAGCATCAAAAAGCCGACACTCGCGGCGATCATGAAGCAGGCGCGCGCGGCGCTCGAAAGCGGCGATAGCACGGCGGCGCTCGCATTGCTCAAGCTGGCGGCGTGACGCTGGGCGGGGTCGGCGCGATCATGCGCCGGCTCTACCGAGCACCATGCTCGATAACGCAACGGAGGACAAAAATGGACGACGCAACGAGCAGCAAGACGCAGGCGAAGCATACGCCGGAGCCGTGGAAGTTGGATGCACGAAGATACGGCGAATGGCCGATTTGCAGCCATGACGGGCTGATTATCGGCGGCATTAACGGCGAGGCGAATGCAAAACGTGTCATTCAACTGGTGAACGCCTGCGCCCCGGACGGTGCGGTGACGACATCGCTCTTGAATCTTATCAACGAAGTCTCGGCCTGGGAGCAATGGGATTCGCAACTGGCCGAGATCGGCGGACACACGAATGTCGCCGTTCTGCTAGCGCGCGTGAAGGAAGCCCGCGCCGCCCTCGCCCTCCTTCGATCGGAGTCCTGACCATGCACAATCATCCGCCCGTCTCCGACTTCGCCCGCACCGTGCTCATCTGCTGCGCTATCGGGCTCGCGAGCTATGCCATTGCCGCGTGGGCGCTGTGGTGACGCCGTGAAGCTTGTCCATTATTCGGATCAGATCGTGCAGCTCGTAAGGTCCGTTGAGCAAACGACTTGCGGCATGATCTATAAGCCGCGCGGTCTTTGGGTTTCTGACGATACCTGCGAGCAAAATTGGCGATCATGGTGCGAAGGCGAATCATTCGGCCTTGATCGCCTTACCCATGTTCACGACGTTACGATCGCCGCGTCGGCTAACATTCTGCGCTTATGCTGCGCTTATGACATTGACGACTTCACGCGCGTTTATCGCGACGGCGGAGAGACACATGCCGGTATTAATTGGCTGAAAGTAGCGGCCAAATACGATGGGATCATCATCACGCCGTACATTTGGTCGCGGCGGCTGGATGGTGACGCGTTTTGGTATTACGGATGGGATTGCGCAAGCGGTTGCATTTGGAATTCAAGCGCCGTAGCAGCAATTAATCTGCGACAACAGATGGAAGTTCAATGACCGGCGACGAAGCCCGCGCCATCAGGATCCGGCTCGGCCTATCCGTGACCGGCATGGCCGTTCTGCTGCGCATGGGAGAATCGGGCGGCTCGACGATTTCCAAATGGGAGCGCGGCGAGCCACCGCCTGTCGTCGGCGCGCTCCTTTACGTCATCAGCCGCAGCGCCGCAGCTCGCGTGCTACTGGGCGCCCGTGACTTGCGCGCACGCTACCCTCACGGTGTGCTTGGCCGGCCGCCAGCAAAACCGACACTCAAAAGGCGTCGATCTCGGGCGCTATAACCGCCGCCTCGGCCACATGGTCGCGGCGCCCGATGAGCTGCAACCCGATCGCCAGCGCCTGCTTGAAACTGTCGCACCCGTGATCTTGCGCCCAGCGCTCGCGGACTTCGGCGGCCTCTTGTTCTTTGGCGGTAATGCCAACGGCACCGCGGCTCTGTCCGAACCGAATGCCGCGCCAAAATTCAACAGCTTGATCGATGAGCTGCGCGTTCTTGTACTTCCGGTCAGGGTCGAAACGTGGCTCGCCGAGTTCGTAAACGATCCATTGCCCGTACATATAGGCGTACCAATACGCCCGCTCGTCCTCGGAAAGGGACTTGAACGAGCGCGTACCGTCGCCGCTACCGAGCCTCAAACTTTCTCGGTGCTCGAGCGACGGGAACGCGGCGCCGACCAACCCATGACGCGGCGCGTGATCTTGGTCCCATCGATCCTTGGCTTCTCGCGTCAGGCGAATGATATCGGCTGGTGTCGGACGGTGTGTCTGAGTCTCGCGCCACCGCTTGCACGCCTCGGTCACAAACATGGCAGGATAGTCGCCGAGATCGTTCAGCCAGTCGTCCATTTGGAGACTGCGTATCTCCGGCGAATCAGCGGCGGTCCAATAGTGGGACATCAGGGTCGATATCCTGGCCGCAATTAGCTTGTCGTTGTTCGCGCTCGCGCTGCCGCCGTTCGATGGCGATCGCAGCTCCGGCAAAGAGACCTTCGGCGGGAGTAAGTTTTTGGCTTGTTCCATTCACAACTCCGTTTATTGGAAGCAGATCGTTTTCCCAAGCCCTAGCGCGCAACCAAGTAGTGGGATGCTTGATATATTTTGGCTCTTTTCCTGCGCATTCGTCTCGGTAGCGCACTGCGGCCTCAATCAAGATGTCGGGCGACGTGAGTTTTAGTGCTGCTCGGTATGCAGGCAGTGCCCTGCCGGGGTCACGCTTCAACGGGTAAGCCGCATACCAATCGCGGAATAGAGATTCTTCTTCTTCCTTTCTTATCTTCTTATCTTCTTTCTTATTTGGGCTACCCGTGGGCTCGTCATGGGCTACACTTGGTATATCTGGTGGGCTACCAGATTCTTGCGTAGACTGATATTTGTCATAATTACAGATAGTTATAATGGTTCCGCCGTGGGCTCTATGGTGGGTTATCATCTGTGCTGCCACCATGTTGTCGATGAGTCGTCGAATCACCATGCGGCCGACTTCAAAACCGTCGGCCAAAAAGCGCTCGGACGTGATCAATTGCCCGCGCTTGAGCTCAACGAGCCGATCACAAAACCGCACTTTGGTATCTTTCCAAGCGGCAGTGTCGGTCATCCACACCCAGATCGCTGCATGCGTGAGCGTGCGAAAGACAGGGTGATTCCAGCGGGCGCGATACGAACGTGTCCAGCCGTCCCCGGTCACAGAACTGCCACAGCGCAGGACGTAATGAGGGTGTGCGGAATTTTAAACATGGATTGCCAACTACGCGCCAACGAGGTGGTAGACCGGAGCGCGGCAGAACCCAGTTCAGAATTCCGGTTGGCGGCGGCCCCTGACGGCTTTTAACGAGGTAGCTACTCCTCGTCTCCACCGCGCTCCTGAGAACTGTGTAACAGATCGCGGGCGGGCGTCAAGCGTAGATGATCGTCCGTCTTTCCATAGATCGCAGAGCTGCGCCATCAGCTCAGGTGTCCAGATGGTCATCGGGTTCATGCTGCCCTCGCTGAACGCGACCGGCGCCAATGCGCGATGGCCAGCGCGTCGGCCTCGTCATCGTCGGTGTCGCTGAGATGCTGGTGCCCCTTGGCGCGCATCGCCGCGATCATCTCGGGCTTACCGCAATTCCCTTTGCCGGCGGCGTGGCGCTTGATCTCGCCGACGGGGACGCCTTGGTACGGGATCTTGTTGTGCTCGCACCATGCCGTCAGGAATGCGTGCAGGCCGCCATAGACGTGCGCGGCGTCGACGCCCTTATGGTTGCGCACCTCTTCGTAATAGACCGCCTCGATCGGCCCGTGCTTGCGCAGCATCTCGTTCAAGAACTCCTTGAACCGCAGGAAGCGCATGCCGCCGCCTTCGTGCCGGCCGGGCTTGAAATTCATCGAACCCGAGACCAGCGGGCCGCCGTCATCAACGGCCCATCCGGTGTTCGTGCCGAGATCAAGCGAAAGGAACATTCAAGCGACCGCCTGAGAAATTGGCCGCCAGCACGGAGGGTTAGCCCACACTGGCGGCCTCACCCCCGCGCGAACCGCCAGGGATCGCCGAGGGGTGCTCATTGTGCAGCGCGCTCGACAAAATCGACGGGCACCGTGATCCCGCCAGCCTCGAGCGCCTTCTTGAACTTAAAGCGCCGCGCGAGCGGGATGCCGTCGTATCGCCAATGGGTGACGGCGCCGGGGGTCACGTCAAAAAGCTCGGCCACCTTGTTGGTGCCGCCCAGTTTGTCGATCGCCTCGTCGTCGGTCATCGTGAGCGGCAGGATATGCGCGGGCCGGACTTAGCGTCAATAAAAAAATTGAGCGGCGATCAATTTTCCGCTTGCTTCTGCCGACGCCGCATTTTACCGTGTCTCAAATCGGAGGATGACATGAATTATCGCCAACTCGCCGAACACCGCGCCGATGTGCGCTCGCGCGTCATCGCCCTCTACCGGACATTCGGTCGGCACTGGCAATGGCGGCGCGACGCTCACGCATTTCATCGTGTGCTTGCGATGCACTTGATCCAGACGACAAAGCCGAGTGCGTTATCGTAAACCAACGGAAGGAACCTGACGGTGGCGAAAAGCGGAATCGAATCGGCGGCCGACGTGCTCAAGGCGCGAATCGGACTGACGGATGCCCGTATCGGAGAAATCGAGAAGGACATCGGCGCGCTTGAAGACGAGCGCGAAACGCCGAAGCATTTGGTGACGGTGTTGGGC